TGAATGCACTGAGAAACTTTATGAGTCTTGGTCTGAAATGGGCGCAGATATGTCTGGTTATACTATTGAAGAACTTCGTTTTGCAGCAATGCATCATGATTTAGGTAAAGTAGGATTTCCAGGAGACGGTAATGAAGTTTATCAAGTAGAAACATCTGATTGGCATCGCAAGAACCAAAACAAGATGTATAAACACAATGAAAACATTCCATTTACCATGGTACCAGATTTATCAATTTGGTTGCTTCAAAAGTATGATGTTAAAATGTCTTGGACGGAATATCAAGCAATCAAGATTCATGATGGGATGTATGATGATGCAAATAAACCGTATTTTGTTGCTCGATCAGCTCAAGCTAAATTGAAAACCAATTTGCCAATCATTTTGCATCATGGAGATCATATGGCTGCGCAAATTGAATTTGAGCGTTGGAGAAATCGTAACAACGAAACACCAAAAGTATCTGCAGAAAAAAGCCGCATTCAGAAAAGTAATGGATTGAAAAATCTAGCAGAAAATAATCCGGATGTTGAACAAACGTTAACGGATATTTTTAATGCATTTAAACAGGATTAACATGGTAGCTGGATTATTAATAGTTATATTGTTATTGTCTGTAATATATCTTTCTTTTAGAGTTTGGTATTTGGCAGGATCTTTAGCAGAAGCTCAAGAATATATTGAAGAATTAGAATCTACCAATCAATTCATGTATGATAGAATTGCACAGTCATATGATGCAATGAAACAAATAGATCATTTAGGTGCATTTGAATCAGAAGATGAAGCAGGAACAACATTTCAATTATTGAATCAGGTTGTAACAGAATTAAAGGAACAATTTGATGGCAGCGAAGCGTAAGAAAAGTAACGTTTATTTTACTAAGATAACAGATTATGCAATTTCTGCATATAACCGTACGGATGTACATTTTGCATTGCGAGAAAAAATATATAGAAGATTTATTTATCCTGCATTCATGAAAATGGCAGAAAACTTAATTAATAAAGTTAAGCCAACTTATATTGATTCGACATTTACGGATTTGCAAACTGATTTAGTTACATATTTAACTGAACGGTTGAATAAATTTAATCCAGAAGCTGGCAAAGCATATTCTTATTATACACGAACTTCATTCAATTACTTGATTGCAGAAAACCAAAAAGCATATAGCAAGTTAAAAGCAGATGCATTGGAAATTGATGTTGATGAACAACGAAATATCATAACAGAGATACATAATGAAGAAATGCAAGAAACGTTGCATTATTTCATGGATGCGTATATTGAATATTGTTATGACAATTTAAATTACATTTTTACCAATTCTGCAGATATCCACGTAGCTGATTCAGTTCTTCATATTTTTGAGAGTAGAGAGAACATAGAAGATTTTAACAAAAAAGCTCTTTATATTTTTATTCGAGAACGAACGGGCTTAGAAACAAGCAACATAACCAGAGTCATAAAAGTATTAAAACAAATTTATGATGAGAAGTTTCTTGAATATGAACGTTCAAATTTCGTAAATTTACCCTTTTAATATTTATTATTAAAGGATTTTACGTTATGGACAGAAGTGATGAAATTTTCAAAGGAACTAGTTTTTCAGATTTAATGTCCGATGTCTATCACAATTCTAAAAAGAAGGATAGACAAATGAATCAATTAATAGCATCATTGCAACCATTAATAAAAAATGCATCAGATGCTACGGTAGTTATACCATTGATCAAGGACATTTTAGATGTATCAATTAAAAATGATGATCATCTAGTTAAATTAACTGCAATTGTGCAGCGATACATTTCAACAAAACAAACAATTACTGGTGCTGATAGTTTGCTATCAGATGAAGAAAAACAACAATTGTTACGAGTTGCTGAACAAACTCTATCGAGTGATTTAGAAGAATTAGATGACTTTAGTCAGGAAGATAAAATTCTACAACAACGTGCCAATCAAGTAAAAGAGCAAATCAGTAAAGGCGTTAATGATTGATCAAAATTACATTAACTTTTATTTCGGTCAAGTCTTAGAATCAGATATTACTTATACAAGTGATACTGATGTCAACATGTTGTTTACTATCAATGTAGAAATTCAACAGCAAAATAATTTTAAAATTTTGCGAGATGTCAAGCCTGCATTTTCTAATATCAAACAAATACCAGTTACTGGAGAGACGGTTTTATTGTTTCAGGGATATGATCATACCTCAAGCTATTTAACACGAAAATTGCAATGGTATTACTTTCCTACAATTGGCATACAGTCAAATGTTAATTCTAACATATTACCGGTTAATAGTAAGATATTTAAACCAGATCCCAATTTTATTCAACGTGCTACGCCTATATTACAACCATATTTAGGTGATATTTTAATTGAAGGTAGATATGGCAATTCAATTAGATTTAGCAGTACAATTAATACAGGCAAATACAATCCATCGCCAACTTGGTCCGGTGATAAAACCACAGATCCGATAATCATATTATCAAATTCATCAAAAACTAGTAAAGATAAAAAGTTTGTTGTAGAAAACATACAAACCGATGATTCTTCATTATATTTAACTAGTACACAAAACATTGATAAACTAAATCTTTCTAACAACTTAACATATTATACAAATTTCTTAGGCTCACAATTTATAGGCGTAGGTGACCGAATAATTTTACGAGCTAAAAAAGATGTAGCGGTATTAGATTCTGAAGAAGGTATTGTTTTAAATACTAAAGGTGAAGTTCGAATTGGGGCAGATGATGCAGATGAACCAATACCACATGGAACTGTTTTATACAAAATATTAGATTTATTAACATCTGCAATACAGGCAGGGTGTACTGATACTAATGGTGGTATAGCAAAAACAAATGCAACTTTATTAATAAGTCAGATATATAATTTGTTGCCAGAATTAAACAGTACGAAATATAAAATAAAGAACGACTAATATGGCAGTAACACCTCCATTAAATTTGATAACGAATAAACCTGCGGTTGCTGCTATTGCAATTGCTGCATCTATAGAATCAATTAAAAAACTTTTAAATGATACTGTTAGTGATATTTTAAAAGATGCAAATAAATTATCAAAGAATATTAAATGCACAGATCCTAGAGTTGTAAAAGTTAAACAATCATTGGTTCAATTAAACAACATAATTACACAAATTAATTCTGTATTAGATCCGTTAAGTCAAATTTTAGCAGTATTAACTATAGCTGCTCAAATTGCAGCAACAATTGCATCTGCAGCATTAGCAAATCCATTGCCGACAGTTTCTGCAATAGAAGAATCTAGAACATTGCAAAAAGAATTGGTAGCAAATATATTAGCAGCAGTTGCTCAAATTTCTTTAACTGTAACGGGCTTGGTTTTATCGTTACGTGCATTATTAAAAATTTTAGTACCTGTTATTGACAAGTTATCTGCTATTTGCAATGATGAAGCTATACCAGTTACATCTGAATATAGAACAGTAAATGAATATTTAGATACTGTATCTACAATAAATTTAGAATCTAAATTTTATCAATTATACAATGTATCACAACCAGATATTGATTTACGTGAAGAATTAATATTAGAATTGCAACAACAGCAACGTTCATTGTTAGATTTATTAGAAGCGCCAAGCAAAGTATTTGTAGGTTCTATAAATGAAACACCTACTATTAATCAGGGTAAACAAGGAGATTTTTTCTTGAATCCTGAATCTAGATTTATATATGGTCCTAAAATTTCAGATACTGAATGGGGACTACCCGTAAATTATTAATTAACATATTTATTTATAAATTTTCATATGGATTCAAAAGCACTTTTAAAAGCAGTTAAAATAGCCGTACGTGAGGTTATTAAAGAAGAATTATCAGAAATTCTTCGCGAAGGTTTACAATCTACTATTACGGAAATGAAACAACCAGCTGCAGTAACAGAACGCGTTCAACGAAACGCCGCTCCAACAGCACCTGCTGTTAAAAAATCAAAAGTTCAATTTGTTGATAATAAATGGGCTTCCGTATTAAATGAAACTGAAGCATTAATTGAACAAACACCTGGTGCTATGAATAGTTTTTCAGAAATGATGAATGAAAGTATGCAAGATATACAAATGACATCAGCAGATGCAAAGGGTTTCGGAGCAATGCGCCAGAACATGAAAGAAGCATTGGGTATGGCACCTGCTGCACCGAAGATAATGGAAGACCCGGAGACGGGAAAAACATTTGAAGTTCCACAAGAAGTTCAACAAGCAATGACTCGCGACTATTCAGCATTGATGAAAGCGATGAACAAGAAAAAAGGTAACTAATGGCATATGTTATACAGCCGACATTACAAAGTAACCCTGATACTAAATTAGGTGTCGCGCTTACGTTTGGAAATCCGGGTGTATTTACGTCATTATTAGAAACGACTGCGCAAGCATCTAATAACTTGAAAAATTTGCTGTTAACGAGAATTGGAGAACGATATCATCAACCAACATTTGGAACTACATTAATGAATATTGTATTCCAACCAAGCGATGATGAAATAAAACAAGATATTTATGATGCTATTATAACTCCAGTTAGTTTTTGGTTACCATATATTAATATAGATTCAATTGATGTTGTTACACCTTTAGATGACCCATCAGTTGAATATCATTTAATGATTACAATCACATATAGTGTAAGTGGAATCGTTGTTGATCCGTTAAGGATTGTAGTTGACGAAAATGGATCTGTAGAAATCGAATAAGGGAGAAAATGCAAGTTAAAAAAGATGTTTCATATATTAATAAAGATTTTGGTCAATTTCGAAAGAATTTGATTGATTTCACCAAACAATACTTTCCTACAACATATACTGATTTTAGCACTGAATCTCCGGGGATGATATTCATCGAAATGGCATCGTATGTTGGGGATGTTTTATCATATTATGCTGATAATAACTTGAAAGAGTCTTTGTTAGAACAAGCATCGGAACGAGGCAATGTATTTGAT